CTTAGTCTTGCCTGTCTGCCATTCCAGCACTCCCGCGCAACAGAGGAAATTCTATCACAATTTCCTCTACTGTGCAAGTTTTTTTCTTGTAGAAACGAAAAGTTTTTTGCGGAAAAGAAAAGTATGTATCTGTTTTATTCCGGCAAATAAGTGCTTTGCTTTTAGCTTTTCTACAAATCAGACTACTTGTCAGTCTCCTTTGTTTCTTCCTTTTTCTTTCTTCCTCTCCGACCGGGCTTTTCTGCACTTACTGATTCTGTTTTCTTTGCATCAGCCTTAGCTTTTACAGATTTTTCAGCAGTTTTATCGTTGGAAGTTCTCGCACCGGTCTTTGTTTTTGCCGTTTTTTCTTCCTTAGTCGTATTTGTCTTCTCTCCCGCCTTAGTTTTATCGGTTTTTTCCGCAGTCTTAGCCCGGGTAGACTTTGTTTCCGACTTTTCTTCTCCTGTCTTAGCCTTTACAGACTTCCTTAGCGGCTTTTCTTTTGTAGTTTTGAGATCGGTTTTACTTTCTACAGACTTATCCGCATCCTTAACCTTTGCTTTCTTTTCCGGAGTCTGGTTCTGCTTTTTCTCTTCTTTCGTCGAAGCTTTAGCAGAATCCTCAGCAGATTTTTCAACATGTTTTTCTTGAGAGGCTTTTGTTCCTGTTTTTCTGGCGGATTTCTTTTCCTTTACCACTTTATCAGACTTTCCGCTTTTCTCCTTTGTTTCCACCTTCTCTTGCTTTTCCGGCTTTTGTTCCTTTATGGACTTGGACTCTTCCTTAGAAGCATCCTTTCCATGTTCTTTAGAACTGTCCTTTACTACTGTTTTAGCATTGTCCTTTGCTTCTACTTTAGCACTATCCTGCGACACCGCTTTAGTATTGTCCTGGCTCGATTCCTGATTGGAATTTTGTCCGGAAGCCTGTGTTCCGTTATCCTTCTTTCCGTTAGAACGCCTTCTTCTACGATTATGGTGTCTTTGCCGTTCCCTTTGCTCCGTAGAGCGACTTTCTGTTACAGCGCCGGCATCCTCCTGCACCGCTCCATCTTTTCCGGCATCGGGAGACTTTTTCTCTTCCGTTTTTTTAGACTCTTCCGCCCTGTTTTCGGAAATGCTGTCTTCCACTACTTCCTCTACATCCACACGCTTCATCCTTTTTAAAACCGGATCATAAATATACTGGATTTGATTAGAGGGTCTTCCGGAATTTGCTTTCTTTTCCGTCTTGAGATAAATACGATTCACGGTTTCAATCGAACTCTTGGAGGAATCCTCATGCTTCACTTCTTCCGACTTGATGTTATCTGCGGGTTTAGCTTCCTCCTGAGAATCCGTATTTTCTCTTTCATTAGCAGCAACCGTTTCTTCTGTAGCTCTATCGGAAGATAGCTCTTTCTCAAAGCTTTCAGCATGTTCCTCATCCGGAAAAAGCTTTTCTTCCTTGATGTTTGCAGAGTAATCCACAGAAAAATGTTCTCCGTCATTTTCCTCCTCCACCAAAGAAGCATAGCTCACATCTTCCTTTGCTAAAGGATTCGGCAAGAGCTCTACCGGCTCCAAATGGCTGTTCACATCCAGAAATTGATTTTTTCTTCTTCTATAATTATTTCTGTAGCTTAATGTCGGTCTGGTAGGAACATTGTTGGTGGTTTCAAAGGCATCAATAAGCTGTACCTTTTGGTTTCTCTCCTTGGCTCTTCTGATTCTTTCATCGTCATTAGCCACAGAATGGAGAAAACACTCTTCAATGGTCTCTCCCAAAAGAATTTCCGCACCTCTTAAGCTATGCCAAAAGTCTCGAACCGCAGCATAGCCCTTGTCCTTGGAAACAATGCAAATCTTTTCTCCCGTATCCAAAAACATTCCCGTTGTGGAAGCAATGTACATATCCAATGCATTGCTGTGCTGTTTTAAAAGCTTCACCATTCTTACATGGACAGCTTTTTCCTTTAAATCCTCTACTACGCCCTTCTGTAAAGCAGAATTCTCATCACTGTAGTACACCACCAAGGTATCCTGCTCTGTCAGATAATGATACCCCTCAAAGCCGCTGGCATGGGTATTTTCAAAATCTACTAAAAAAATCACAACTTATTCTCCTTTTTTACATAAAGTCATCGTTATGATTATCCTGGGATAAAAAGCCGAAGAATTCTCCTTCATCCAATTTTCGGAGTATAAACTTAGCTTCCTCCAAAGGACAAGGCAATGCATCTTCCTTACAATATAGAACTTCAGAAATCATCATTACGGTTTCCGCATTTTCCTGCTTCAGACTGGGAACCAACACAAAATCTCCCACGGAAATATTGTCCTCTAAGCTCCGAAAATAACTAGGCTTTCCATTCGGTTCGGATAAACAGCTTAGAAAAATATGTTCTCCTTCTTTCACACCATGTCTATACAGTCTTGGATCAAAAAGAGAACCGAATACACCGTAGTAGGACAGAGTCTTATGAAAGTCCTCCAATAAGTCTTCCCAGTCATCCGGAAGACCATAGCGATCATAGGACCTCTTTACCTGAAAATACCGACCATCCCGATATTGAATTGTAATCTCTAAAAGGGCCGGACTCTCTTCCCCTATGCTTCCCTCACTCTGATCATAATGTTGAAAATAGCGTTCTATATTGCCCAAAAGATAATCCACGATTTTGGGTATAAAGTACTCATGCTTTACCGAAGGAAGCTTATTCATGTTCTGCAGGTAAACAAGGCTTTGACTTTCTCTGGAAAGAAGCAGGCTTTCTTCAAAAAAGACATCCTCTCTTTCTTCTTTCTGAGTCAAAGGATTCCAGCTTACATTCTCCCTTTCCTCTTCCACACGTAAGGAAAAACGCATAATCTGATGAGAATTCGCGCTGTTCACCTCAGCCGTCAGTCTGTTTAAAGAAGCAATAAAACGGTTCCAACTTCCCGGAACACTATTAATCCCTTGATACTCTTTCGCCTCTTGATTCTCTTCTTTATACAGTAAAAACCAACGGAAGGAAAATGCAGGAATACCTCCTTTTTTTTCCTGAAAATAGCTACGCTTCCACTTCGGTATGGCACACTCATCTAAAGAGTTTAAGAAGCTTTCCGAAGATTCTTTGGGCACATTCAAGACAAGAGCCGGACCCTCATCCTCTACAGGCGCATCATAGGCATACTTAATCCGACCATTCTTCATCCAAATGTTCAATGAGCTTTCCCCTACACCCAGTCCATCCAGCTTTAAATTCAAGTACTCCAGCATGAAGCCTCTCCTTTCTCTTTAGTTAGCTTCATTATAGCGTATCGTTTCGAAAAATACAGCAAAGTTCTAAAAAATAATGCTTGATTTTCAAAAAAGCTAATGGTATACTGGCACAGTTGACTGAGACGAGGTGTGATAATGGTAGTCGGCCAGCCTGGAAAGTTGGTGCCCGTTCTGCGGGTTGTGGGTTCAAGTCCCATCCTCGTCGCTATGATAAAAAGCTAGGATTTATGCGAGAAACGGCATAAATCCTAGCTTTTTTCTTGCTTTTTATTACTTTTTAGTAATCTCTATGCACTTAAAAAGGAAACCGTTTTACCTGTTTTTCGGATAAATTTGGTCATGAATTGGTCATGACCATCACTCTACAATCTCAACGCCTTCCATCCGGTTAGTAAACAGGGATTTAAAGGTGTCATAGGCGCCATCTGCACCTACAAAGTCATAGCCGTCACCCTTCGCTTTTCTAACCTTCGCATTAGTTGCCATTAAGCCGGACTTAGTTAGATAGTACCACTTGCCTTTATCCTGGAGCCACTGAGAAGAAAGCATACCTCCGTCTTCGCCTAAGTAGTACCAGCCTTCCTCAGACTTGAACCAGCCTTTGATCATAAATCCGCTATTATCGAACACATACCAGCGGCCATTAATATACTCAAATTTGCCGCATACAGGCGCGTTATCCTTGTAGTACAGCCATTTATCATTCTGCCGAATCCAGCCCTCTTTCTGTGGCTCCTGCTGCACTACGGAAGCTTTTCTTTCTTGATGGAGTTTGCAAGCCTGATAGAAACACCAGCTTACCAGTTCACCGCACCACGGCTCAGAGATAATCTTCCCATGATTATACCAGACGCCATACTTAGTATAGTTATTCTTTCCTCTGTTGGCGTGCTTGTCCTCTAAATTTCGAGGGGTAGCCTTTTCCTCGTAGCCGATTTCCCCTCTAACCACTTCTAAGAACTCTTCTACAGAGCAAGTCTCGTCATCAAATATAGGCCTGCCAAAGCCACAAGGCCAAGACCTATCCCCCACTTTAAAATTCCTATAGATTTTTCTCCGGCACTCTCCACCGTTTCTATCCTTGTCTGCTCCGGATGTGTTCCCTTCAACCGCAGCTAAATCGGGCAATGGCACTTCGTCTACTACTCCTGTGTGTCCGATTCTTCCTAGCGCCTCACTGAAATAGAAGATAACATCCCCCTTCTGCGGTTGCTTATGCCAGCGCCCTGCTCTTTTAAAGCGTCCTGCTCCATCAGGTGTAAATTTGAAGTAGTCACCGCATAAGGCTCTCTGTCCTCTTTGATATGGATTCATAAGTATTTCCTTCCTATTTAATATGATTTACGGTACAAAAAAAGGGGAGAACTATGTCTCCCCAAGGTTTTTACTTCTTAAGTCCAATTCCGGGACCCGTGTAGCTATCCGGATTCGGCGTTACTCCTGGTCCGTGAGCTGCATCATCCTCTCCCTGTCCTCTCTTTACTCCTTTTGGGCGAGGGCTGTTATCAATAGTGTTGCTTCCGGGAACAATGTGGTTTCTTGCATCCTCATCAATACCGGGGTATCTCTCCATAGGTCCATTCTTTCTCATGTTTCTTTCCTCTCTTTCTTTAAATGAAATGTTTATGTTCTGTAAATCATTGGAAAACAGACTTGCCCATGCAAACTTGTTTTGCTTCTTTAATATAATTATTTGCCGGAAAGCTGTTTTCCGATTTGATTTGCCCCTGTAGAGGCTAACCCGGACACAATCCCCACGGCCACGGCACTCAAAATATCCTTTGCAGGAAAGTCTGCCATAGTATGAAGGCCGACTACGCCAAGGACAGCTCCAACAAGTCCGCAAATTACTGGGATAAACTTGTTATCCAGTTTTTCCCATGCTTTGCACCCCATACCGATAAGGTAAGTGATAACTGTGATTGCTACTACACTTGTGATTCCAAAATCCATTTTGTTTTCCTCTCTTTCTTATTTTTAAAAATAAAAATAGCGCGGGGACAAACCCTACGCTATCTTGATACCCTTAGGTGCAATTCCTATAAGCCACAATATTCTTTTATGCCTCTTTGTAGCACAGCGGAGAAATTCACATTCCGCTCTTCCGCTATGTCATTTAGCCACTTCGGAATGGTTAGTGTCTTCTTCACAGCTTGATTGCTAACCTTATCCCTAATTAAGTCCGGCCAAGCTTCAATAAAATAAACATTCTTCGAAGAATCCTCCGGAACCGTGGCGCTAGGCAGGTCTTTCCCATGCTTTAAATAGGAAAAAAGTAATGCTCCAAGTAAATCTCTTGCATTTGTAATTGCTTCTTCCAGACTATCTCCATCAGTAAACCCTTCCGGAAAGTCGGTAAACTGCACCTGATAACCCTCTTCATCTTGTGAGATCTCACAAGGGTAGAAAACCTTTTGCATATACGCCCTCCTTACAGAATCTATAATACGTATTATTCAGACGTATATCAAGGAATATTTTACTACCTTGTAAAAGTGTTATTACGGAGCCGCTCTCTGTACTTCTCTTGAATGAAAGCGACCGTTTCCTCCGTAATGTGATTTTTAAAATTTTCGTGACTTTTGCAGTACCGCTCGTAATTGTCAATGTCAAGCAATGCCTGGTCGAAAGTATCCTTGCTATGAAGTCTACCCTCTAACAGCTCGTCGCCAAAGCTGAGAATCCTTACTCTTGCGGCTATGGCTCTTGTCTCCTCGACAGACTCGGCAACTTTTTCGATTTTTAAACTTAAAGCCTCTACTTTGTCAATTAAGTCTTTCTGAGACTCTGAAAATTCCTTTGTCAGTATCTTCCCGATAAAGGTAAGGATTGCTGTCCAAGGTTTCTTATCCTTTGGCGCAAACTTTTCAACTAGGGTGATTACCCCAAGAAAAAGCCATCCTAGCGATTGGATAATGACTCCGAAATCCACCAAGCTAAAAAATGCGTTAAAATCTATCATCCATTTTCTGCTCCCTTCTCTGCAACAATACGCAGAATTTCATTTTCCTGGTCCTTGCTAATCCATTTCTTAGCAACGGCTCTATCTAGTAAAGCCCTGCTGAGAACTCCTTCAGTCGCAAGTCGCAAAAGTGTTTCATACATTACGCACCTCCTAAACTCTCAAGAAGAAGAGTATCAACAACACTCCTCAAATCCTGATTCTGCTTCTTCAGCTCTTGGATTTCCTCTGTCGGTGTGAGGATTCTCTCAGCAAGCTTTTCCTCAATCCGGACAAATTCGACCTCACCTTTTTCATTTTCCTTTGCCTTTTCTTCCACATTGTAGAAAGCCCCGTCCCTATAGATGAAAGGTTCCTTAATGTCCCACATGGTAGACTCCACCGCATAAGCGGTTTCGCCATAAATGGCTTTGGCGACCATGTTCGCATCAGTAGGATTTTCAAAGATGGTAACTGTCTTTCCTTCATGCTCCTCAGTTGTGAGATTTGGCAAAATCAATGCAAACTCCCTTTTCATTTCCTCTCCTTCCTCTTTTAGATAAATTAAAAAAGGAACTCCGTAAGGAATCCCTTTCATGCACATAGATGTATGTAAGCTTTACCATGTTCCGTCATTCATATTTGCTCCCCAGGCAATATAAATGCATCCGGTACCGCCCTTTCCACCGTCAGCTTGATAATATTGTCGACTGAGAGATTGTCCTAATCCACCTCCTCCACCATTACCAAGCCCGTCTGTCCCATTGTCTCCATACGAGAACCAAGGTCTACCACTAACACTACCGTTTCCACCACTAGAATACATAACCCCATTGAATCCAACGGTGGTCGAGCCTTGCCCTGCTCCACCTTTTGAACCGCCTCCGGAAGAGCCATTTGTTCCACCGGGGGCATACTCGCTTCTTCCAGTACCACCTCCGGAACCGCCTTTTCCTCCTGCGCCGGATGAATTATCTCTATCACCTTGTTGTCCCCAAGAACCTGCGTGTGCAATTCTATCGCCAAGCCTAGTGATAACACCGTCCTCCCATTTACCGGTGTATGTATAACCCGGATGGTCAGTGTTTATCACTCCATAACTTCTGCCTTTATAAATGAAAGTGGGAACTATCCAAGATAACTGTTGGCCGGGTGTTACGTTCATGTAATCTTGAACAACATAACCACCACCTCCACCACCTCCTGCATAAAATCCTTCGCCACGTCCACCATAACCTCCCTGTCCAACAAGGATAAACCTGATGCGGTAAACATTCGCAGGAACAGTCCATACTCCTGCACCCATACCCAGAGTAATGGCACCACTAGCGGCTGTTGGTGTAAATTCAAGCTTTGGGGCAGAATTGATATCTTGATACCATCTACCTCCTTTAACTGAGACATAGGAAACAGCTTTAATGTAATGAGGGACATCTGGAAACAGTGGAGTAATGGTATAAGTATCAGCGGTGTCATAGACCCATTTCCCTGATGTATCGTCAGGATCCCTCGGTTCAGGCTCACTTTTTTTCCAGGCTATAAGCCTCACACCACTCCACATTGCCCCACCGGAAGGCTTAGCCCATGTAAACATGGTTTGTTTATGTCCTCGTGGGGCGAATCTAAAATTTGTTATTGAGGCAATTTCAAACGCTTTAAGAGCAAGTTCCTTTATATACTCTTTTGAGTACATAATAGTAGCATTTTGGCCATCACCTAATCCCGGTAATTCAACTTCTCTGTTGTCTAGTTCAGGAACTACCAATTTGTTGTCGGTTTTTTTCTTATATAGACCGGGAGGCAACTTTCCAAGAATGGCATCAAAGTTATTGATTTTTCGTATATCTTCTTTATTGTGAAGAATTAAAATGTTCCCTCTATTCTTTCCTCCTGCACCGCCAAGCGGTATAAATACTTCACTCATTACTTACTCACCCCCTTAAGCTTTACTTTAAATTCTTTCGTAGGCTTTTCTGCTGCACAATAGAAGGTCACATAACCATCTGTAACCTCCGCGCTGGTAATCAGTCCAGCCATCTCGTCATAGGTCTCTATATCGGCAGGACTGGATGTCTTAGTGTGCGCCTTTCCCATAGATACTGAGTCTGTGGACTTAGCTGTTGGAACAGATACTTTTTGGCTATATGGTGCAGAACTGCTCCACGCATTAGCCGGAATGGTTACGATTGTTTCTTGATACAGAGCGTTCACGCTCTTTGTAATAGCGTTTACATCATTCGCCCCGAAGGGAGTGCCCTCCTGAGTGTAGGATGTTGCATCAGTAAGAGATACTGTTCCGTCGCTGTTATTTTCCATGCGGAACTTCCTCTTTGCATACATGGCATCCTGGTAGTCTGTTTTTAGGCTCATACAAGCTCTCCTTTCGTTCCTAATTTAAAAGATAGCCTACGCATACCTTCCTCTCTTCCTGTAAAGTTTTGATAGATAAGGAGGCAAGCGTTTTCTATTCGGTTAAGTTCGTCCCAAGTGATAAAGGGCTGGTTATCGTAGAAGGTCTGCCTCTCTCCGATAGTAAAAGGGAAAGTAGCGGAGCAGATTCTGTCAAGGTTAGATTCAAAAGCATTTATCTCATCGGCATAGAATCCGTAGTCTTGATAACTTTTATCCGCTCCCATTTCTGTAAAAGGAAAATCCGACCAAAGGACTACTGCCTTCTGCCGGATTTCGTTGATGTTTCCCTTTATTCGGTTATAGTCTTCTACATTAAAGAAGTCTGTACTCTTCCAGTCTGTCTTAGGTGTCTTCCACAAAAGAAACCTCCCTTCTTGCCTTTATGCTTCCGGATAAAGCACCGTTATAGTTCAAAGTGTGGTCATAAACCCGAAGCATTAGCTTATCTACATATTTATTCTCAAGATACAGTAAGTCATTCGCCATTAACCTTGGCTCTCCTCTATAGGTAAGGCTGTACTCTCTGTCAGCTTTTAAGTAGTTCCCTACCCAGTCTAAAACATCGGTAGCAAGGGCAGTGTCCGATATCAAAGGATTCTTCCATTTCTCTCTCTTACCGGTAGGATTCAACTCCTTTTCCATTGTGTAGGTCTTTACCAAGTATTCCTTGCCGTTGACCTTTACTTCTCCTCCTGATCCGGAGTATGAGAAGCGGAGGAAATGGGCTCCTGTCTCAAGCACGGATACCGTTCCGGAAGAGGCTTGTACTGTGCAGCCATAGGAAGGATTGCTAAACTCTGCAATATATTCGCCTGACTTAGTACACTCTACCTTAGCAAGCTCCTTTTCTCCCTCGGTGCTATCTAGGTATTCTGTCCTTGTAAGTTCCAAGGTCTTTACAGATTGAAGCTGGGTTCCTAGAGGCGTTTTGGTTAGTTCTCTTCCGTAGCTTAATTCGTAGTCCGTAACATTTCCAAAGCTTACCTTATTAAGGACTGCCCTTCCTCCTGTCCTTGAAGGTTCCTTTTCGTAGATGGTCATTCTGTTAAAAGGCGCGAACTCGTGGGATATGATGAAGTCCGCTCTATCTACATCAAAGCTTAACTCTTCTACGGTCTTGCCGTTTGCCAGAGTCTCTATCCCTATCTTGCTCGGATAGGTTCTGCCAAACTGCAGCTGCATACCGAAACAAGCAAAAACTGCTTCGGTATCAATTGCTACTTGCATGGCAGTACGATCAACGTATCCGATATCTGCCTTGCCACTTCTTGGAAGAAACAAAGTCGTGCCGTCTACCCTAGAATAGTTCCCATTTGTAAGGGAGTATTCTTTGATAGGTAGATTCTCAAGAATCCTTGTACCGTTAGAGAAATAAGGCTCCCTGGCAACGGTACTAGTCATTCTAGGAACGAAAGAAGAGCGGATTACAATCTTTCCTTTTTCGTCCTGATACAAAAGGCATCTTCCTGCATTGGAAAGAAGTTGTAGGGCTTCTCTATGAGATACCACAGGAATAGGATTCTTTATCTTTACCGTCTTTAGATATTCATCTATGTAAAATTCTCTCGGGTCCACTCCTGCATCAGTAAGAACATCAAGGCAAAGGTCATAAATGCTTATTCCCTGAGGATAAAACTTCCCCTTTCTATACTTCCCTGTGAGACCGGATAGGAAGTCTATAGCGGTAAAGCTCATTTTGTCGTCATCAGCAGACCACTCTTTAAGCTTTAAAGTTCCTACTTGGAGCCATTCAATCCTGTCCTCAATCTCCTGTCCCATAAAGGCCTGCATCTTCTGGCCAAGCTCTAAGAAGTTTACTGTGCTCTTTTCGTTTTCTATATCGTAAGCCCTATCTTTATTGTTTACACTTAATCTAAAGTCGATTGTAGGCAACGCCTCCATAATAGGGCTGATATGCTCTTTTTTACTGGCTGATAGGATGTTCCGTTCGTTAAAGTAAATACCTATGCCCATGATGATTTCATGGATATGTAAGCGACCATGACCATTTACCATCTTAATAGGGATGATGGAAAGGGTCATAGTACCTTTGAAAACTTCGTCACAGACATACTTACTTTTATTATTTCCTGTTACATCCTTCCAGCTTTGGTCGGTAACGATTGTAAATGCTTCCGGATAGGCCTTTCCGAAGTCTATAGTTACTCCTCTTAGATCCACCGGAACAGGGAAGATAAAGTCTATAGTCCCTTCTATTTCCTTTGATACGATACCCTGATTCAGAACGCAGTCTGACTTCTCCCTTGGAAGAAAATACATTCGACCATCTACGGAACTATAGTTTTGCTCCGCTGTGGCGTATAGGGCATCCACAACATAGTTATTAAGAGGCTTTTCCAGATTGCTAAAATAAGCTGTCTCAGAACTCACACGAGCACTGCCCTGCGCCTCTTGATTAATAACTCCGATGTTTACCCTCATTAGGGTATGCCCCCGGAGGGGCTTTTTCATTTCTTCTTTGTATGCACTTGTTACTTGAAGCATAGCCCCTCCCGGTTAATTGATTCCACAGTCTACAATGTTTACCTTGCAATCCCGATACATGGTAGGCAATCCTGCCTTATCGAAGGCTATCGGAGTAGCTGTTCTGTTTCCCGGATACATCCTAATCGTTTGAAAACGGTTATGGACCATATCAGGGATTTTTGCGACCACCACAAATTTATCGAACTCCTGCAGCATATCTGCCCAAGTCTTTGCATCTAGGCTTTTCCACTGAAGGGAATCAAACTTGTATTGGTCTCTTCCTACCTTCTGGCCAACGAACTCCCCTTTGGCATTCTTTCCGGCTGAAACATTGGTAGCAACCACAAGATTGCCGCCAATGTCCGGAGCAGGAAATTCTTTTCCGTTGATTGTTATCGTCGCCATATTACCCCCTTAAGCTGTATCCGCTTCGGCCTTCCAAGTCGCTAAGCCTTTGCTTTATCTCTCGAACATCCACATAGACCGTTAGATCCATAGCTTCAATCTGTTCAGAGATTCTGGACAGGAAGGAAAGCATCTTTTCAAAGTGTTCTGCAGAAATACCGGGATTGGATGCCATAGACACCGCCCGATTTAATAAGTCTTCCAGCTTATTTTCCGGAGCGACCACTTCTCCGTAATGCCGGTTATCACCAATCATGGCAAGCTGCGGAGTATTGGCCTTTACGAATCCACCATTAGCAAGCTTCGGGATGGACACCGTAGGAACAGTAGGAATGCTCAGTCCGAAGCTGTTTCCTCCGATTTCTGGAATCCAATCGGGAAGCTCAAAGCTGATAGAGTTTAAAGAATTAATCATGCTATTAATAGCCTTGATTACTCCGTTGGCCATGGACTCCACGCCACCAAGGATAGAGTTGATAACGCCTTTGATACCGCTCCACATACCTTCAAATATAGAAACAGTGGTAGTCTTCAAATTCGTCCAAACCTTTTCCCAGTTTTCCTTTATTGTATTTAAGACAGTGGAGATTCCATTCTTAATGGCTTCCATCTTCTCGCTAAGCGCAGACTTAATACCGTCAAAAATGTGGTTAAAGAAATCAGATACTGCTTTCCAGACAGCTTCCCAATTCTTCCGCATCATGTTGAGCATACCGGTAAGCCTTGCCTGCATTACATTTAACATTGTCTCCAAGATACCTGTTATGGCTCTCCATACACCGTCAAATATAGCTTTAATACCGTTCCACGCCCTGTCCCAGTCGCCTGTAAGCACACCAATAATAAAATCCATAAGACCGCCAAGAGCAGTCAGGACGCCATCAATTACCTTTCCTACTCCATCCAGGAATGCGAAGAAGCAATTTATGGCGGTATCTAACGCCATGCCGATTTGCTGTACTGCAACACCGGTGAACCAAACAATAAAAGGTTCTATGACGGTAGTCCACGCTACTTGAATACATTCCGATATTTTTCCGAAAACCTCTTCGAATTTCGGCATGAGAGGCGCAATGACATTGTCCTTAAAATCTGTGAACTTGTCTGCCGCTTTTTGAACTATCGGAAGAATGTAAGTGCCAAAGGACTCTAAGAATTTGCTTCCTACAGCGACGATAGTCTCTTTCATTAAGGTAAATAGCGGGTGAACCGAGTTAGCATAGATACTTATGATCGTGTCGCCATACATATGGAATATTTCAGCCAGGTCATTAAAAACCTGCATTACCGGTTCAGATAAAGCATTATAGGTTTCAATAATCCGGTCTTTTAACTCCACAACAGGAGTCAGAATCACATCTATAGAATCTCGGAAAAAGCTTTCTGAAACTACAAGGAAGGTTCCCAATATATCCGAAACAATGCTAATGATGTCTGCCCCTATCTGCTTAAAGTTGTCACCTTGAAGCACGGAAAAGATATCCGCTATGGCCACTGCGAAGTTCGCTCGGATGTCTGCGATGTCTCCTTCAATATCAAACATCTTCACAATGAATTTCTTAATGCGTTCTGTATTCTGTGCAAGATATTTCTCAACTGAACCGCTTAAGAAATCTACAAAGGTAAGCCCGATACTTACTCCTGCGCCCGCAATTTTCCCTAGGTCAACTGCTACCCTGTCAGCAAAGGTATTGGCCGCATTAAGCACTTCACTTGATGTAAAAATGTTTACAAGACTTTCTCCAATCCCTTTAATGTTCTCTTTGATGGAATCGAGTACAGATGTGTCTTTTAAACCTTCCCAGAATCCGGACATAAAGAGATTCTTTAACTCGTTGAACCTATCAATCATGCCCTGCAGGTGTTCATTGATTCTGGCAGTCCCTCCCTCCATCGCGCCGGTATCGAAGGACTCCATAGGGAAGTCTGCACCGCCCCCGCCACCTTCTCCGCCGCCTCCACCTCCGGAGGAATCGCTCTGATCAGGAAGGATATTGAGTTCGTCAATGCCTGTAGTTGCGCTCTTGATATCTTTAGCTGCCTTTTTAGCCGCCCCTCCGGCGCCGCCTAAAGCACCGCTTGCTTTATCCGCGCTCTTTGCTACCGCATCCGTTCCGGCTGTCACGCCCTTAGGATTGATAGCAAGCTTTGCAGTACCTCCCAGCATGGAGAAGAAGCTTCTTAACGCGCTTATGGCTGGTAGGATTCTCCCGATCTAGCTACTCCAC